ATAAAGACCTCGTAATCGGCCACAGGCCGCGATCGTATTCGGCCACGAAGACGCCGGCCGTGGTAGAGCCAGCCGCCTTGGCGGCGGCCATGTTGATGTAGTTCAAGGCCTGGTACAACTCGGCCGGTCGCGGAAACATCACTCTGCCAAGCTGCGGCGTGTCGATTTCGATCGGTCCGCCGATCAGGTTCAGTATCTTGTTGGCGATCGCGTTGTAATCGGGAGGCGCAGTTCCGTTCATGAGATTAAGCTCCTGGATTCTTATATGCTCCCTGCCACGAGATCGCGCCGGCGCCGAAGTCGAGCTGGCAGAGCACCTCGGTTCCGTCGATGTCCGAACCGCCAGCGAAGCCTACGCGGGTGAATACTCGCGGCCCTTCATAGCCGCTCAGATAGCTGTATTCGAGCACCGGCACGGTGCCGACGTCGGCGAATAAGTACCACGGCAACGTCTGGTTGAGATGATCGAGACGCGGCTCGACTACCAGCGTGACAAAGTCGGTGAACACATTGACGTAGTTGGTCTGTGTCGGATAAATCGCGGCAATGCCCTTCTGCGCGGTGGTTTCCTGCGTCGCCGGGGAAACCAGATATGCAGGCCGGACGTCAATGGGCTGGCCGTTTTGGTTGGTCTGCATGCGCATTGCCAGGCGCGCCGAAGTCAGCGTGGTGTCGGCGATCGCCGCGGGAGTGGCGGCCAGATTATTGTGCGCCGCGCTGAATAAGGCGTTGCCGTCGGACATGATCGGATTGCTTACCAACAAGCTGGCCAGTTGCTGATTCTCGAATTCGCCGGCCTGGATGGCGAGCTGGGCGGCGATGTCGTTGAACACGCCCATATCATCGTTGACGAGCGTCTGGCGCGAGATGCCGAACACCGCGGCATAGCTGTTCACCTGGTAGGTCTCGGGAACTACGTCGGCTTTCGTAGTTCTCTGAAACTCGCCGTTCGGCAGCACCGCCATCAACTGGCCCTGCGGCGAGTTGCGGTAGATGTGCTTCAGGCGGAAATCGGCCACGGCCGAGCGACGCGAAACGAGTTTCAGACCAGACGGCGCAATTTTGTACGCAATGAGGAGTTGCTTATTGAAAAACTGCGCCAGGAAGTTGGAGAAGTCCGTGGTCGAATGCAGCGCGCCCCAGCGCGTGAAGATCTCGCTATCGTTGCCGAGGGTGGATTCGCCATTGAGACGGAGGAACTCCCTGCCGATGTCGGAGAGCCGGCGATCGGCCCATGGCCGCGCATCTTCGCGGAGCTTGATCGCGGGATTCGAGCGATGCGCCATCGCATTGCACATGCGGTCCATGAACGTATCGCGCTCATCGCGTAGCACCGTGGCGCGGCCATCGATGCGCGGCGAACTGGTCTGTAAGTGAGAGAGCAGCTCCCTTCCGGCAGCTCTGACGCTAATGCCATCGCGCGTGGCCAGCTCTTCGACGAACTGCCCGCGGATGCCCAGCATGCTGGCTGCTCTGCGGATGCGGTTGGGAATGGCCGCCTTAGTCATCATAGGCATGGTCTTCTCGCTTTCTTCCTCGTCCTCTTCGTCGCCCTCGTCCGCCTCATCGGCCGCTTCGGGATCGTCTGTTTCCTCTTCGTCTTCCTCTTCGTCCTCGGTCTCGGCCGAATCCACAATCCCGATACTGACAGCTCGCGTGTGCGCGCCCGGATCGGCGCCGATGGCGGTGAAGGAAACTTCCGCGGGCGTCCAAGAAGTAGCAGTCTTCGTGCGCCGGCCTTTGGCGTCCTTCGCGGTTTCCCACCCCTCGACGGAATAGCCTACGGAGACACGTGACAAGATGCCCTCGGCCACGTCGCGCATGATGGGCTGGACATCGGGCCGCGAGGAAAAGCGCACCGTGGCCACGCCACGCTCCCCGTCCACACGCGGGTTTTCGATCGTGCCCAGGATTTGATGGACGTCGAATCTGTCGTGGCTGTTCAGCACGGGCGCGCCTTCGAGCTGCGAGAGATTCACGGCGTCGGGCGACATGTCCAGGCGTTCGACGTACGGCCCTTCGAAGTCGTGGCGCAATACCGGCGCGCCCGTCGACCACACAATCTGGACGGTGCGCCGCTCGGCGTCGAACGTCGACGGCGTCAGCAGGGCGGCGCGGGTCAGTAATCTAGGGGGTTTGCGGTGTGGCATCGAAGCTTACTCCACTCTGTTCCTGGCCTTGGGCCGTGACCTTGCGCGCATCGGAATCGAAGATCAAACCCAGCCGGTCGGCACGCTGATTGTCGGCGGCGATTTCCAGATCCAGCGACGTGATATCGACGCCGGTTCCGTTGACGGCCTCGGCGCGGCTCATCAGACCGGCGCGGATAGCCTGCACGGTGGACTGGACTTCCATTCGGGAGTCCAGGGTCTTAATCGGTACGCCCACCCAGCGCACGGGCGTCTCGAGCACGCTCTCGGGCAGCTCGGCCGCGGCCACCATGATGCGTGTCCACCAGTTCCAGATAGGCCGGCAGAACTGGTAAGCGACCATCTGGACGATCGGTTCAGCGGTGCGCTCGAAGGCCAGCAGGCCACTGCGACCGCTGGCGAAGGTGATTTGGCTCAAGTCTGTTGAACAATACTCGTAGGGAAGTCCCAGGGATGCGCTGATCGCGTGCAATTGGGTGCTGACGAAGGCCTGATAACCGGAAGTTGGATCGGGCGGGTTCGAGAATTGCATCTCATCACCAGGTCTGAGGCGCACAATGCTGCCAGGTTCGAAGCTCGTTTCCCCCTCGGGGTTCGTCAGGAAGGGCGTGCCGTCGGCCGAACGGACGAAGCCGGCGAACAGCGAGCCAGTGCGGGCGCGCACCAAACTTGCTTCCATGTACCCCTGTAGTTCGTACAACGGCAGCAGCGCGGGCGCGAGCCAACTGGAGCCGCGCTCGAAACCGGGTTGCAGGGGCGCGTACAGGTGGCACACGCGATCGGCGGGGATCAGTTGCGATATCGGATTGAGCGGTTCGGCCGGCAACTTTTCGTAGACGAAATAGCCTTCGCGGCGGCCTTCGCCGTCGTACTTGATGCCATTCAAAATATCCACGGCGTTGTCGAGGCTATAATCCAAGAATTCAGACGCGAGAATCTGAATCTGAAGATTCTCCCCCGGCCGGATGAGCGCGAGCGCCTCGCCATCGATCAGGCAGGCGCGGAAGATGTCGGCCTGCTGGCCGTAGAAGCTCGCGCGGCCGGTAAAGTCGCTCTGCTCGGTCCAGGCCCTCCACAAATTCTGCACTCGGCCCCTCAGCGCGGTATCGGTCGTGTTCAACAGGGGCGTGATGCCGGTCGAGACCACGTAGGCGACCATCAAATCTACCGCGCGCCTCGCCCAGGCATTATTTCTGTAAGAATCTCTCGCCCTATTCTTGAGCAGGATGGGGTTGAGCGAAGTGACGAAATTGCTGGGGACCGGCCACCACTTCGATAAACGCGTGCCGGCCTTGCTCGCATCCCAGGCCCACACCGCGGTGGATGAGCCCTGCGGCCCTCCGCCCCACCACAGATCGCTCCATAGCTGGCGAACCAGTGTGGGAACGCGATTTAGCGCCGGCAGTTTCATTGCACCACCACGGGAGCCGCGGCTGGCCTCAGGATTTCAATCGCGGCCAGGGTATGATTCACCAGGATCGCGGCGTCTTCCACGGTAAGCCCGAATCTCTGATCGCCGAACTGATAGAGCACGCGATCCGCTCCGCGATCCGCGCGGACGCTGACCGCCACCGGAACCGGCGCGGCGGCGGTCATTGCATCTCCTCCCGGCTGAGCAGCTCGCTCGAGCGGTCGTAGGCCTCGGGCACCGCGGCATCCAGCGCCTGCTTCGACGGAAACAGATCGCGCGCCACCATCAAAATCGCGAAAGCGTAGGCCAGGCTTTCCGCCGGCCCGAGCAGGAAGCGCGCGCCGTTGGGCAACAGCGTCATCACCTGCTGGTCGCCATCGGGTGAATGGGCCACGCGCACGCGCAGCATGCCGGTCATTCGTTGCGGTTGGGCCATCGGGCCTCCTTGAGAATTTTCTGAACGGCTTGATTGATCTCCTCGCCGAGACCGAAGCCCTCATCGAAGTGCGGCAGGGCATATCTCCCCAGCGTGATCGATACGCGGCCGCTGTGCAGGATCACGCTCAGCGAGCATTCGGTAGCTTTGTCCCGCAGGGCGTCACGCACAAGTGCTCCTTGTCCAGGGTCCCGCAGGGCCGGGAGAATTCATGGGACAGTATAAACCCGATGCGCGCCGAAGACTACGGCGATATAGAAGCGCCGGCGCGCACCGGAAGCGTGGGACTACGTCACGCGGGATAGTGTACGTCAGAAATCCATCCACTTCGAGCGGATCACGGCCGGCGCGCCGTTGGGTTTGGCTTGCTCTGGAAAGGTGTCCTTTGCGGAGACTTTCTGCGGCGCCAGCATTCCCTCGAACTGAGCGCACCAGGCGTTCAGGTCCAATCCGGCCAGCAGCCGCGAGTGCAGCGCGCACACGGCCAGCGCGCGGCAGTCGAAGGCCTCGTTGCGGGCGCGCAAGGCATTCACCCATTTGCGCTGGCCCTTCACCAGCACGAGCTTCTCGACGGTGAGCTGCTCGAACCAGTCGCGCGGCCGTGAGAGCGGCGTATGCATATAGCCAGGAAAACGTGCCGAATTCGGCACCTTTTCGATCCGCATGCGGTTTGCGACCCACAGCTTGCTCTCATCGCTGCTCACCAAGTAGAGCGGCATTCGGTTCTTGTCGTAGCTCGCGCGCCGCGGCCAGATCGGCTTGCCGAAGGCGCTCGACAGGCCTTTGGTCGCATAGATGCGCCGGCCGTGCTTGTGGCGTGTGAAGGCCGTGACTTCGGCACCGGCGAAGCTGGCGTCCACGCAGGCCGCCTGGATCTGCATCGGCATCCCGGATACGTGCGGCCACGATCGGCTCAGCAGCTCGTCCAGGCGGTTCCAGAGGTCGGGCTGAGAGATATCGCCGTGAATCGCATGGTACGCGACGCTCCACGATTCGAAGTCGCGGCCCCAGGCGACGATTTCGCATTCCAAGCGGTCAGTCTGCACATCGCAGCCGGCAGTGAGAAAACATCCGCCCTGCGGGACGCTTCCTTCGAGGTACGGTTCGCTGCGGGCCATGAGCGTCTCGGCTTCCGGCACCGGCTGAACCGTTTCCTGCCAGGGCAAGGCCAGCACAAGATTCGTGAAGGATTTCTTTTGTTCGGGCGTGATCGCGGCCTCGTACTGGCGCACCAGATCAGACCAGCCGAGCCAGGGACTAATCAGCGCGTTGAAGTGGTAGCCACGGGAACTTGGGGAAAATTTTCCCCAAGTCGGCTTCCAGCAGCCGGCCGCGACCATGGCGGGCTTGTGCGACTCAGGGATCTCGCGATTGCAGCTCACGCAGCGGTAGCGCACTTGAGGAAAATTTTCCTCAAGTTCCCAGCGCAGGTTTTCCCACTCCAGCGTCTGTGAGAACCCGCAGAATGGACACGGCACAAACCACTTGCGCTGATCGCTCTCGCGGTACAGCCGCTCGATCAAGCTCTGGCCGGCGTAAGTCGGCGTGCTGATCGCGGCCACGCGCTTTGAGCTGCCAAAGGTGGTCGCGCGGGCTGCGGCCAGGTCGAACGGGTTGCCTTCGCCCAAGTCGGTCAGATAGGAATCGACTTCATCGCAGAGCACCACGCGCGCCGGCAGCGAGCGCAGGCCGGCGGCGGATCGCGCGCTGGCGATCACCAGCGTCCCCCCGAGACGCGATGTCTTGAGAAACGCCTCGTTGCCCCCTTTGCTGCGCTGCGTGGCGATCAGCGCCTTCAGCGGCGGGCAGAGCCCGATCATCGGTTCCACGCGCTGCCGGCTCAGCCGTTTGCTCATGTCCTGGTTCGGCTGAACCACCATGACGGTCGCCGGCGCGTGGGCCAGATAGTAAGCGGCGGTATTCAGCAGCACTTCGGTCGCGCCCACCTGCACCGGCTTCATCACCACGGTAAGTTCCACGCCGGAATCGGGCGACAAGCAATCCATGATTTCTCTCAGAAACGGCGCTACGTCCGTCCGCCAAGCTCCCGGCATCGGGCTGGACGGTCCCAATACGCGATAGCGATCGGCCCACTGGCTGATCGAGAGGGGCCGAGGCGGCCGTAGAATGCCGCGTACCCTTCGCCAGGAGGCTCTAGATTCGCTCAAATAGCCCGCGCCAGGCTCGGGGCTAGGGTTCGGCATGGCTCCAGGCCTCCAGGGCCTCCACAAGCTCCTGGCGCAGCGTTTGACGCTCCTCCGCCGTGAGCGTCGGGATTCTATCGGGGATCGCCAACAACCTGTCGCGGATCAGGCCCAGCGCCGCAGCCATCCCGGCGTCCACCACGCGCCGCCAGTCGCGCCGCTTCTCCCGAAGCTGGATCAGCCGCAAGCCGGCCAGCGCGCGCTCCTTGACGGCGTGGGCGTGGGCGTAATCGCCGCTGGGTTTTCGGGACATGTTCCAAGCGTGCCACACAGTATCGGTCTTGCTGTCGCGTTCCAGGCGGGCGCGGACATAGGCCGCGTTCCGAAGAATTGTATTATTGATACAATTCTTTAATTCGCGTAATACGCGACTTAATTCTCTGGGCTCCTCATGCTGTCAGCATGATGATTGTAGGCGTCCAGGATATCGGGCCGCTGCCGGGCCAGGCGCCGCAGCCATAGCGCGCACTCCATCGGCAAATTCCGGATTTTAAAGCCATAAGTTGCTATTTTGTGCAGGCGGCCAGCCCGGGGTGGTCGGAGGGCCAAAAGATCGTTTGACGGGTGGCCCTCCGCCCAGGAGGGTCGCACTGAAGCTACGCGGCCCGCCATTCGAATCGCGTGGGGGTCTTGTCAAAGCCCTGATAAGCAATCCTGCGGCTCGTTATCCTGCTTCATTGGGAATCTGGGATCCCCAAGCCAGCGCAAATACCACTCAATGGCCTGCTTGCCACTATTCAGCCATTCCGAAACCCAATCGTAGGTGCAGATGGGAACACCACGAAGTATCAACTCGCCAGTGGGAATATCCCCCTTACATTTCCATTCGATTTCTCTCACCCTACAACCTGAACAGCGATACGCGTCCAAAACCTCAGCGACTTGGTCGATGGTAAGTGGGAAAATTCCAAGATCGGCAACCAGCGATAGCGCACTATAGTCACCGTCTGGATAGTAGTCGAAATCGTCAAACCACATATCTACGCCGTTCCAAGGATGTGCAATGCGGTCTTCCGGAATCATGGGAAACATATACAATCTCCTTATTGCTTGAAGAGTTACGGTTTTCGCCCATGGCCACATGGACGGTGAACGGTGAATGATTATGTCCCGCTTGTCTCACCTGAATCGACACAAACGGGGTTCGCTCTCGCGCCCCCCTAAGAAGAAATCTATAGGGGGTATATAGGCGAACTCCATTTCTGTCGTTCTAGGTGGGACAAGTGGGACAGAAATAGCCATCGAAATTCATGCTTCGGTTTCGTCATCGACCAGTATTTCCAGGGGTCCGCGCCACAGTCGTACTTTCGCGCTGACGCCGTCGTAGGAACGATGGATTTGTTCGGGCGTGAAGTCCAGCAGGAGCAGCGCGTCGCGCACATCACCCCAGTCGTAGTGCCGGTTCCGTCCGCCGGGCGTGGATAGCCATTCAACCAGCGACGGCTGATGCACGTAGCAATATTCGCCGTCGTGCCAGACGCAAGATTCAGGCGGCGGACCTTGCGGGTTGCGTTTGTGCGTCTGACAGGCGCGAAGCTTGTCCAGAAATGTCGCTACAATCATCGGGCCGCGGCCTTTGACCGACTCGAACTGAATCCTGCCGCCGAAAACTGCCAGCGAGTTAAGCAGCGTAATTGTGGGCTGAACCGCGTCGAGATTGACAGACGCCAGCCGAGACATTCCCGCTGCGTTAATGCGCGTCCCAAGCTTCGCGTAGATCTCAGTCGCGTTGGCTAAAAGTTCATCCGTGCTTTTCGCGCCGGATGCCAGATCGCCCAGCAGTGCGTAGGCATGGCGCTGCATAGTCCGGCGCTTGGCTGCGTCGAGCAAGCGGCGGACATATGGCATTATGTCGGCGGTCGGATGAATGCCGGTTTCATCCTCCAAACGGATCAGATAACTCAGACCGCCAGCAGCATCGAGCGTTTTGGCTTCGACCAGTTCGGCGGCAACCGCCGGCCGCTCGATACTCGCGCCGCGCAGGTGCAAGCTCTCGATGGCCCGCCAGATCAGTTTATGCCGGCGGTCGCTGAACAGATCGTCGCCAAGGCCGTCAATCCACGCGCCGCCCAGAATGAGAAACGCCAGAATGCAGCGCTCGGTCTGATCATCAGCGGCCAGCTTCTCACGCTGCACCGGCGGCGTCTTTTTCTGTTTAGGCGCGGATTGTGGTTTACTGGCCATAGGCATAGGGCAATAGCAAACATTTGCGGCGTGTGGCGTTTCCGGCGCGGCGCGCCGTTTCGGTTTTTAGGCTGACTTGGGTTCCACGAAGTCTTTAGTGGCCCAGGCGGTGACGTCACTCAATAAATAGCGAATCGAGCGGCCATGCCGGTAGAAAGACGGGCCGTGTCCCATCACCCGCCAGAAACTGAGCGTGTTCACCGTAGTGCCCAGGATTTTGGCGGTTTCCTCGCCGGTCAGGAAACGGTCTCCCGGCTGGAGCAATTTGATCTTAGGGGTTTTGGGTTGCGGCATGCTCAAAGCGTAGACCGCAACCGCGAAAATGAACAGGACAGTGTCCGGACATGTCCTAAATGTCCGGTTTTTTTAACAGTTCTGTAACCGCAGTACGGGCGTCATTGCTGAACTTCTTCGATTTGATCCACCGGCGGATGGAGCGAACGTTATAACCCAACCTCACGGCGACTTGCTCCTGACCTTGACGTTCACAGAGACCCTCGAGAGCGCGCGCCAACCGGACATCATCCACTGTGGTCCCCGCCAGCTTCGGCGGTTTCCGCGATTGCGGCCTAGCCACTGGCAGGTAGGGCATAAAGGGCATATAAATCGTCGGCAACCGCGGCTTTGGCTGTGGCTTCGGCGGTCGCGGCCGATCGTCAGTCGCGTCCACCTCAATGCGGATATTCTTCGCCATGCCCTGACACGGCTCAGCATATCAGCACATGCCTCGGATTGCTATGCTGTGGGTTTTTGGTTTACCGCCGCAAGTACAAAGCGAAGAATACGGGCAGGAGTCTAGAGTGCAGGACCTACAACTACGATTTCATCTTCCGCGGCCGGCGTTACCGCGGTTCGACGGATTGCACCACCAAGACGCGCGCCAAGGCTTTTGAGAAGGATTTCCGCGAGCGTCTGGAGCGCGCCCTGAGCGGATTGCCCACGGAAAAACCGGACGGGAGGGTGCGCACGGTGAGCGCGGCTCTGAACGAGTACGAGGAGCATTACGCGATCGATCACGCGCCAGGGTCGCTCGCGTGGGTGAAGGAGCGCGGCGCCCACTTGCGGCGTTTGCTGGGAAGTGAAATCGCGGCCGCCCTGACCGAAAAACGGGTCCAGGCATACCGGCACAAGCGTCTGGGCGAAAGTGCCGGCCAGCGCACCGTCGACATGGAAGTGGAGATCCTCTCGCGCGCGTTCGGGGTGAAGTGGTCGACGTGGTGGCCGCGTCTGAAGCGGCTCGACAAGGGGAGCAAGGCCGGCCAGGTCATCCCTTCCGAAGAAGAACCGCGGATTCTCGACGCGGCCGCCAAATCCGGGAGTCCCTATCTGTACACATATCTGGTAATCGCATTCAGCACGGGCATGCGCGCCGGCGAAAACGGTTTGCTGCGATGGGACCGTTTCACCATCGGCGATTCTCACCGGGAAAGCTACGTGCGCGTCGGCAAGAGCAAGACGCCGGCCGGCGAGGATCGCGTGATCCCGATGGAAGAAAGGCTATGGACAGCCATCACGCGTTACCGCTCGTGGTATGTGGAGAATCTGGGCAAGATCCGGCCGGAATGGTATGTATTCCCGCTGAGCAAACACCATAAGCCGATCGATCCCCTACAGAGCGGCGTAGCGGCGATTAAGAGCGCGTGGTATGCGCTCAAGGCGCAACTGAAGATCGATTACCGGCTGCACGACACGCGCCACACGGTAGCCACTGCGATGGCCGTGGCCAAGGTTCCCGATGCGACACGCCGCTATGTGATGGGCCACGTCGACGAAAAGGTGATCGAGCGCTACACTCATCTCGCGGCCGAAGATTGCCGCGAAGACCTGGAACGGGCTCTCAAATTGCGCCGAAGCTCTTTTCGAGTCCCCGCAGTTTCCCCCACAGTCAAGCCCAAGCGGCGTTTGGCGGTAGCAGGTAAATAGCTGATTTTATAGATGTTATCTGCTGGGAACTAGAATCCGTTAGCCTGTCTGTTCTACAGGCTCATCAAGCACGGACAGCAGTACGTCGACAAAGGCACCGAACACTACGAAGCCAAGTATCGCGAGCAGCAGATCCGGTCGCTGACCAAACGGGCGCAAAAGCTTGGCCTTCAACTGGTTATTCCGAAGACTGCATGAACCAGCGGTGTAGGGTTTCTGGAGAGAGCTAGCCCTGCCCATACCCTAAAAAAAGTACTGAACATTTGAACCGATTTTCTGTATACCGTAGGGGTGGGGAGCATCAAAGCCGTTCTCTCGCGACTGGCGAGTCTAGCGGTAATCACGAAGGCTCTGGTGCAAACGGCACCGGAATCAGCGATGATAGCCAGATGCCACGATTCGTACCGGTCGAGGAGCTGTTCAAAGGTCGCCATTTTA